TAAGTTTTTTATAACTATCATCATCATTAATAGGCTTAATGATATATGGTATTGATGTAGTTTTTGAAGCCATTTGATTAACTATTGCGTTAACATCTGGATTCTCTCCGTATCCCTTAATTAATAAGGTTTCAAGTGTTTGGTTATATGTAGTTGTTAATCCACCTACTGATTTATATAACGCCTCGTTAAAATAGTTTTTATTTGGATTTAATAAAACATCCAATGCTAAACGAAATCTATTTACTGCCATTGTATCTAAAATTTTATGTAAATATATAAATAAATTATTTAGAAAGTGAAAAATTTAGGCGCTAATTCAAAATACATCCTAAAAGCCAAGGCATCTGAATAATCCGGAGATCGTCCAATATTCTCTTTTACCTTTTCTTTTGGCACTATTCTAAGCTTACCGTCGCTATCTATTTTATCCCTTTTTACTTGCTCTAATTCTTTTATAATATCGTCCTGCATAGTTCCATCTGGACAATTTATATAAACTTCATTATTTTGTATTTTAGCTGCTAATTTATAATAACATTGCGTTTTAAGGTTTTGATATTCAACAATTACATTTTCTTCTTTTAAAGCACGTGAATTATTAACAAACCCTTTGCATTTAAGTATATCAATTACACCACCCCCAACACCGTCCTCGTCTGCAATTATATTACTATTCGGTACTTTCCATTTAGTTGACAATCCTCTTATTGCTTCAGCTGTTTCAATTACTGAGCTTTTAGATAAAGAAAATACCTCGACAACTCGAAATCCAGACCAAACGCAAACCACCATTTTATCGCTTCCATAGCGTGCAATATCGGCACTTATATACATTTGTCCTGCTTCAATAAATTCATTTGTAAAACAGTTATTTATCTTGTCATAATCTATTAATTTACTCGGATCGTTGTCATATTCCCAATTACCATAATACAAACGTTGTTTGCTATTTTCGTCTAATGCTAATAATGATTCTAAATAAGAAGCTGGTAAGTTTGGATTGTCAGTAGGTAACGACTGAATAAATTTCTTAGTATCGCTTATAGTTCCGTTTGAGTTTGGAATATAAAACTTTGAATAAGTCCAGTTTTTAGCAGGATTACAACTACCTAATATTTTAGGAATAAGGTTAAATTCGTTTAATTTGTAACGAATACGTGACGTTACAATTTGCCAAGCTTTATAACTTATTTGGTTACATTCATCAATAAACGCACCTGTAATTTCTAATGATCCTAAACTATCAAAATTAGGATCTGCCGGATATGAATACAAATCTTTTAGTAAAATTTCGCTTCCGTTTTTCCAATAAATAACGCCATTTTGTCCGTTAAAGTTATATTGGTCTGAAATCTTTAATTGTGAAGATAAATCAAAGAAAGTGTTAAGAGTAGTTTCTTTAAGGGTTTTTAATTTTGCTCTTCCCATTAACCAACGTGTCCCCGGATAGTTTTGGCATTGTTCAATTAACCATAAAACACCTAATGCACTCTTACCACCTCCAGCAGCACCTCCATAAAGAACCTCTGTAGTAATAGCATCTTTTAAATAATATATAGCGTGTTCTTGTTTAGTTAGTAGTTTCATCTGGCTTTATTCCATTGCCTAATTGAATAATATTTTTGTTGGTATTTTCACTTTCAATAAATTGCATTGATAGTTTTTTAAGTTCTTCAGGAGTTGCAATCAATTTCATTAATGCCATTTGAAGAGCTGGAGCGTTTGAAGTGTACCATTTTGAACGCATAGAAACTTTTAAAGTTGTTCTGTTTACATTTAACAATTCTTTTAGTTCGTCCAATTCGTCCGATCCATCAGGGTAAAAATCATAAAAAGAAGATTTTGAACAAGGCAGAAAAGCAACAATATCATCCACAAAAAATAATTTATGTTTAACTATCATTTCTTTTGCCTGTTCAAATATTTTTACTCTATCGTATGCCATTATTTCCAATCATTAGTTACATCAACTCCGTTTCTTTTAACAGTTAAAGTATCGTCAAGTTTAATCATTCGCTTTACTATTACATCGCAGTATTTAGGGTCAAGTTCCATTAAAAATGATTTTATTTTCTTTTGATGCGCAGTAACCATTGTAACTCCACTACCTCCAAAAAAATCTGCAATAGTATTTATATCTTGTTTTGTTTTTTCAATACACCAATCAACTAAGGAAACGGGTTTTTGAGTTGGATGTACTCTATTTGTTTTTTCGCTTGCTTGAGTAAATTGCCTTACTACACTTCGAATATTGCTCCAAGCTAACTCGCAATCTGTTTGGTCTGAACCTCCGTTATTTTTGTCCCAAACTAACCAGCACTCACTGTCAGGTAAAGCATTTGAGTAATAATTTGCGCCCCACCAAATATGCTTTGATTTTTCAAATAATGAATAAATTAATCTAAAACTGTCTTTTGCGACATCAGTATTGTCATCTCCTAAAATATCACAATCGTAATTTTTACTCAACACACCGCTTTTTGAAACAGCATTCATCCCATAAGTGGGATCTGTATGTATTAAATCAATATTTGTTTTTAATATTAATTTATCAATATCATTAACATCCGTAGCACTTCCACAAAGTAACCTATGTTCTCCAATTTCGTAAAGGTCCCCTAAAACGGTAACAGGTTCTTCAGGAGGCGTTGTATCAAAATCATCTTCTTCAGCTTCTAATACTTCGTCAACTTCAAAGCTAGGAATATCCAAACCCCAAGCGTCTAATTGTTCCGTATCCCATTCGTTTTTCAGCAACTCCCAATCCCACTCTCCGCCGCTTGTGTTATCTTTAATTAAAAATTCTCTTTGTTGTTCTTCTGTTAAGTCCGCTATTGTAACTGGAATTTCTTTTAATCCTATTTCTTTTGCTGCTTTGTATCGCATATTACCACCTAAGATAATCATATCTTTGTTGACTACAATAGGTCGAAGCTCTAACATTTCAGGAAAGTCTTTTAACGATTGGCAAAGTTTCTTAAACTTATCGTCTTTGATAAGCCTAGGATTGTTTGGGTTTTGTTTTATTTCTGATAGTTTCATATATGTAGTATTAAAAAAACCGCTTGCTCACAAATGCGACAACAAGCGGTAAAAATTATTTAATTATGAATTACAAATATACATTAATATATTTTAATAATTAATTTATTTTAAATTCATTTTCAAAGTCAGTCCAAACTAATACTTCAAATCCTTTTTCTTTTAATTGTTTAATTCTTAATTTCTGAATTTCTGACAATATACCAATTGTTTGTTTTACTTCTATAAACTTAATTTTACCTTCTTTTAAAGCCATTAAATCAGGAATACCTATCATAGATGTTTTAATTAATTTAATAACTTCCCATCCATCTTTTTCAAGTCTTTTTTTAATCTTTGTTTGTATTTTACTTTCTAACATAATAATCTTTTTTAAATTGTGATAAAGTGTAGTTTTTTTTATTCATAATTGATTTATAAATATGATTTTCGATTCCTCCTTTTGCGAATATCCAAAATACATTGTTTTCTTTTCTGTCCATCGTAGTTAAGCGATCTCGTGATTGCCAATAAGAAGTTGCTGAATAGTCAGGTGTTAAGTAAACTAAATAATCAGCATTTTTTAAACTTATTCCCTCTCTCCCTGATACTATTTGCAAGGCTATGTTTTTATTAGTTGTATCAAATGTTTCTAAATCAAAACAAATACTATCACTATAAAAATCCTTAATCATTTCAAGTTCCATTTGAAACTTATAAAATATTGCAATCTTATTATTTTTAAACTTTTCATTTATAAAAACTAATTTAGAATTATCTAAAACTATTCCATTTCCACTTTCTAAAATAACCGTACCGGAATATAACTGATGCAATTTACTCATAAGTTTAACTCCGGTATCTGCTAAAATTAAATCAGTTGAACCTTTGAATAATTTATCTTTTTTTAATGTTTTTGCTATATTATAAATTATAGGTTTCATTTCAACTTCCAAAATAGTTTCGTTTACTTTTGTTTCAAAACCAGCTTGTTCTTGAGTAAAAGTAATCATATATTTTTGAGTTAACTTTTTTATACGCTCTTGATAAGCATCTGAATAATCATTAACTTCTGCATATCCAAGATATTTTTTTTTAACATTAACATAATCTTTTGCCCACTTGTAAAAATTAATATAATCTTTAAACGGTGTGTAATTTGATAACCAGAATTGATGATAAATTTGGGAATAACTTTCAGGCGTTGGTGTTCCGCTTAAAAATATCATCGGTAAATGTGAAAACTTTTCTTTGATAATTTTAGTTGCATTGTTTGGCTTTGGAAAAGCTCCATTCCTGTGGTGCTCATCACTAATAATTAAATCATATTTTTCTATTATCTTGTGCACACTTTCGTTATTTATAACGGTTAGTTCGTATTGATAATTTAAAGCCTTATAATCGCTTAAAATTGAGTTAATAGCTTTTTTCTTTGTCAGGAATAAAACTTTTTTTACTCCGAATAACTTTGCGGTTTCTAAAGCCATTAATGTTTTCCCGGTTCTAACCTCACAGCACAAATAAACTATCTTTAATCTTGAAAGTATTTCGTTTGCTTTTTCAGCTATTTCTTTTTGATATTGTCTAAGTTTCATATTCTAAATCTATTTTTTTACACCACAATTGAACAGTTTTTCTTGTTACTCCGATAAGTTTACATTCTTGACTTTTATTTAAATTCTTATTAGATAAATATCTTTTTTTAAAAGTTTCATAAACCCTGTCCTTAGAAATAGGATAGTCAATTTTAGAATTTTCTTTTTTCTTCTGAATCTCTAATGCCCAAGCAATTTGAAATTCATTTCTATCTTTTATATCAGCTATGTTTGTATAAAAATCTATTTCTTTTTTTACTTCTTCTTCTGAAATATCAAACCACTCTCCATTTAATCTTTTAGAAGCATACTTTCTATGTAAGTCAGACTCTAAAAGTTTAGCCTCTGAAATCATAATAAACCCTAAAATCTCACTCCCATAAGGAGCATATGTTTTGAATTGAAAAAATCTATTCATAGGGCTTTCATTTTCTGAATACCCTATTTTTACAGGACTTAAACCAACGTGTCTAAAAAAATAAACACAACCTCTTTGAATTTCCATATGTATAAGTTTTTTAATTATACACAAATGTAACTGTAAAAAGTTACATTTGCAAGTTTGTAACATATTATTTTTAATGTTATATCAAATGTTACACAAATGTTACAGTAAAATACTAGTGTTTACAAGGCTTTATAGTAAATTTGTAACTGTAACATAGTTTTTTTATATATTTTTAATATTTTTTATTTTAAATATTTTTTTGTCTTGGTGAATTTATTGTAACATTGTTACATTTTTCTTTGTTAAGTACTATAAACATTGATTTTTTACTGTAACATAGATATAACATTGTGTTGTAACATTTTTATTGTGTTACACTTTCAAATTCTTTAATCCACCTAGAAATACTCATTCTACTGACCCCTAAAAGTTCAGCTGTTTCGCTTCGATTAAAGTCTTTTTTACTTTTCCAAATCTCGTGTAACTTCTCTTTTTCGCTTTTTCCTTTATTAGCTACAATAGTATTTTTAAGTTTTGAAACCTCAATAGAATTGACTTTTATTTTTTTTGCAGTTGCCACAAAGTACTTACTTAATTTTTCCGCTTTTAAGATACTTTCTTTTGATATTAGTAAAGTATTGCCACCTTCAGAAAAGAACTCGTCAAACGTATGTATTAAGCACGCAAAACGCGGGATATAACTCTTTTGCTTAGGTAGCATAGATTTTAAATACTCATTTTCGTTTTCGTCATTTTGAATAACGGTTGTTTCATTAAACATTCTAATCCATTCTTTTTTCGCATCCTCAGAAAAAACGGCTGTCATTGGGATTATCTCCCCGTCCTCATTACGTTTAATAATTGATTTCAAAGTATCGTAAAACATAATAATTGATTCTTTATACCAAGTCAATGTATTTTCGTCTATTTCCTTTTCGTTGTAGCAATCAATTTTTAAATCAGGAAAAGACAAAAGCATCCTGTCCATAAAACCATTATCTTTATTTTCATCTGTATAAAATGAATTAAAAATACTCGGTTGTATACCCCCAAGGACTGGTATAAATGGTTTTTCAACAAACGAACCTTTGCGAGTTAATCTGTTTAAGTTTACACTTTTACCGGACCATGTAGACAACCAAAATTCTAAATCTGAACCTTCCCTATATTTATTCATGTCTTTTAACCATCCGGCAAGCTCATCTTTAAAAACGCCTACTGCATTATCACTTTCTTGATGTAAGTCTACTAAAGCCTCTAATGTAATATCATTGGCTATAAATTGACTTTTTTTAGGCTCACAAACTTCGGGATGTTCTTCTTTTTCTTTTTTACCTAGGGTTTGATAAAAATCAAATTTTTCACGCTCTTTGATGTAAGTTTTGATTTCCTTTTGATTAATTTTTACAAGCGGCGAGATTATGTTTGAAATACTTGGAGTTTTTCCTAGTCCGGCCTTACCTACAATAGAAATCCAAACCGTTAAATTTTCAATCCATCCTTTTTTCACTTCTACATTTATTGAATTTCCAACGCAAACAGAAATTAACCAAAGCATCGAGCACCCCATATAATCAATTGAACTATCTAATTTTGAATTACATTCGGTTAAATAATTTTGAATTTCATTTGGGAATATATCAATAGGAAAAACTAAATCATTTGCGTTTATATTTGGTTTTTCTTCATTTGATTGCATTGATATTTTAGGTTTAATCTCGTTTACAATCTTTTTTAAACGAGATCCAAAACCTTTTGAATATAAATCTTTAGCTCCGTCAGATAAATTTCCATTGTGGTTTTTCCAACAATAAGCTAAAAATGGGGTTATTTGTTTTTCATGCGGATAAATTG